GTTTCATCAAACTTACAAGTACAAGGAGCTTCCAAAGTCTTAAGATAAAAATTAAGTTGAGAATTCAAAACAGAAAGCATTTTCTTTACTATGAAAGTTTTTACACCTTCTTCTGATACAACAAACTTTGAAGTATCGAAGATAAAAATCTTATTCTGAAGATCTTCTAATTCTTTTGAAATCTTCTCGATGGATTCTTCTGCATTTTCTATTTTAGAATCATCTTTAAAGGATTCTTGTTCAATCTCTTCGATGTTTTCTTTATATTCTTCTATCTTTTCCAATAAAGTTTTGATCTTTTGTTCGTGTAAAGATGAATTTGATATTTCTTCTTTATAATCCCTATTCTCTCTTTCCAATTCTGAAATAGAATCCGTTATCTTTCCTGCAAAATTTGTTTTCTCATCACCAAATTTTTTATTTTCATCATAAATTGGTTGATTGGTGTTGATTATGTCATCCAATTTTTGAATTTCTTTGTTAATGTATTCAATATCCTCTTCACAGTATTGTCTGTTACAAGTTGGGCAAGTGTTTCCCTTGTCTAAAATCTTTTGCTTCTCTCTTTTTGCTTGGTTTATAAGGTTGAGTGCATCAGACTTTATGTTACCAAATTCAACAATCTCTTTATTTGTTTCAGTAAGAGTCTCTCTAAGCTTTTTAATTTTCTTTTCATTCTTTTCAATATCAGCTTTGAGTGAAGAAACATCTGGAATGTTTTTATTTTTCAACAAATCCAAATCTTGTTGAGTTATTTTAATTCTTTTATTGATGTTTTCTATTCTTTCCTTTTTGTTATCATCAAAATTGTCCTTACTCTCCTTTAGAAAGGTAAGAACACGATTCTCATTTGAGAAATCCTTAGCCAAAAGATCATTTTCTTTCTTGGAAGCATTCAAATCCGAACGAACCTTTAATAACATTTCTCCAAAGATTCCAAGATTAAGAATTCCTTCTACAAATTTTCTCTTATCTATCTTTTTCTGTGCCATAAAAGGCATAGTATTGTTTGCAGTCATGATAACTGCATTCTGAAACACTTCTTCATTAGCTCCAATGATTTGTTTTATCAATTCATCAGTCTTTGGCATAGTAGAAAGAGTGATATCTTCATCATCTCTAAACAAAGAAACCTTATTTGGCTCTAGTGTGCGTACTAGCTTGTAACTTTCTTTATCTGTTCCTTTCAGAACATCAAAAAATAAGGTAACAGAACAAGTTTTTTTACCTTGATTGTGAATAACTTTGTCTTTTTTAATATCTCTTATAGTATTTCCAAACAAAGACCAATAAATTGATTCGATCAAAGAACTTTTACCCACTCCATTTCTTCCACCATTGTCTTTATTTTCTCCAGTAATCAAAGAGATTCCAGTATTGAAATCCAATACTAATTCTTTCTCTCCGATAGAGAGAAAATTCTTAACTACTAACTTTTTAAAATTTACTTTTTTCACTATCTATAGTTATACCACAGAATAGTTTAAAAATCAATCCTTTTCGTATTGAAATACCTCTTCATTAAAGAATTGAATATTTCCTTTTAGGTTTCCTCTGTATATTACAGGAATCATAGCACAATTACCACTATGGTTTATTATATATTTGCATTTTGCAATAATTCTCATGACACTTTCAAAGAAAATAGCCCATTGTTCTCTGTTATTAGCAGGTCTTATGTTTGTATCGTGTGAATTTCCAAAAATCATTTCTTCTAAAACAAAACAACGATCACCAAAATGATTTACAAATAATGTTTTTGCTCTTTCTTCATCAGTTTGAACAAGAATCCTGTCACCTTCTTTGTATTTTGATTCGACAACTCTTATCCAATCTTCTACTGGAGATAGTTTAGTCTCTTTCCATTTGTCATTTCCTCTATGTAATATGACTATTGTATTCGAATGGTCTATAGAATACTTTGTTTCCAACAATTTTGTAGTCAATTCAACACTTAAAGAAGGTTGAAAGTAAACATTTTCAATTGGAGTAAAGTTTTTTAAATCTAATTTGTCATGTCTCAGTGCTGTTGGGCAAAATATTTCAAAATCAAAATTAGTATTAAGTTCTGGAACCTTTGAAAGATCAGTTTTGTATAAAATTGGATACAAATCCTGTCCATATTGTGATTTGTACCAATCTAAAGTCTCTGCCAAAGATATTTTCTCTGGAACTATGCCTTTAGAAATCAATTTATATAAAGATATTCTTAAACAGTTAATACAAGAATAAAAACCAGACATGTGTGTACCCACAAGAGTTTTAGTATCAGCATCATATCTAGAATTAAACAGGTCCATTATTGTTTTCCTATTGGAGTTGTTGTTGTATCATCTCTATAGATATAAGTGTGTATAATTTTATCTATATGATATTCTGTTTTTGCTTCTTTTATCAATTGCTGTGACCAAAACCAATCTTCTGAATAGTTTTTATCTGTGAATTTATACTTTTTAGCAATATCTGACTTCCATGCACACACATGGAACGGCATTCTTTGAATAATAACATTAGGAAAATACTCCTGATTGACTTTGTTTTTTAAAGAAAAGTTTATAACAGATGGTAAATTGTCATTTACAAGACACTTCTGTTTAAAAGTGATAACATCAGCATTACTCTTAATGGCTTCTAATAGAGAATCTATATAATCATCTGATACATCATCGTCATCATCGACAAATGCCATGTATTTTCCCTTTGCAATTTCTACAAGGGCTTCTCTTTTATATCCAATGCTTCTTTTTCTGTTGTCCAAGAACACAAGATGCTCAACTCTCTTGTCTCCTATTTGTTTTTTCAATTTATCCATCAATTTCTTGAGGTGTGAATCGATTCTTTCAGGAACAGAAGGGGTTAGAATTGAAAGTATAGGAACATTTAAGTCCAAATCAAATCCAATAGCACTTCTTTTATCATAAGTTTCATGATCTACATTATAATAACTTTCATTTTTAACATAAAGTTCATCATAAGTGGTTTTTTGATAAACAGGATGTTGATGTTCGATGATTATTTTATCAGATTTATAAACACGATTTAAAATTCTAGAAACATCTGTGAATTCATTATCACACCAAAGACTAATATAGTCAGGATGATAAATGTAACCAAAACGGTCATAATATTTTTTACCTAAAATACAAAGAGTATTAATATTGTTCTGTCCACCATCATTATACCAGAGAACACCATCAGTATCTCTGAAATATTCTTTCATATCATCTCTAATAATAGAGTCATATCCCTTGAATACAGGAATCATGTCATCAGAAGCAAGTAAAACTATATCCCAACCTGATACTTTTTCCATATCAGCATTTACAGCTTGTATTTTTGTTTTACTATGACCAAAGTTATATGCTAATTTGTATTTCTTCTTAACTTTTTCTAATTTTTCAATAACCGATGGATTATTCATGGTTGCATCATCCTCATCAGCAGTGATTAGGAAGGCAATCTTCGAAACATCATCAGCCATTGCTATATATCGTTCTAATACAGCAAAAAATTTATCAGGTCTACCTCTTGTTGGGAATTTTATTAATATTTTCATTCTATATGTGATGGGTAATAAAAGTAAATTGGTCCTTTGATATAAACTTCAGTTTTTAATTTACCTTTTAGTCTGTAAGAAAAGTCTTGATCTTCTTGCCAAGACTTTTCAGGGAAACCTGCTTCTAATGCTATTTCTCTTTTGATAGGATTTAAATGATTTGGGCAGCGAAAATATATTTCATCCTTTTCAAACCATTCATCATATTGTAAAGAATGTATAAACTTCTTAGGACCAACATTTCTCATGGTGATGATACCTTCTATACCACAACAATCAGGATTGGATTCTATAGCTTTAAGAATTCCATATGTATAGAACGGAGAAACCATGTCATCATCATCTACAAAAACGACATAATCACCTCTAGCAGCCTGTAAAAGCTCGTTTCTTTTTTGTCCAATGGTCTTTTCTCCATTGTCACTATTAGCAAGCATTTCTACTGAAGAATTTGCCTGAGATCTTAATGCTTTTGCTAAATTTTGAAAGACTTGTTTCCTACTTTCTAGAGTAACAGTCAAGATTGATAATCTTTTATGCATATTTTTACTATTTAAAATCAATCACAACATTTCCAAGTGGAAATATATGATTTTAATTCTTCTTTATTCATTTTTTCTACCTTATCCAACTCACTATAGTTGTGATTATAGTAAGGATTTTCAAATCTTATAGCATTTTTATGTGGAAGATGAAAACAAATAGCTTCTTCATCAGTCACACGATAACTGTTTAGTCCTAATTTTATAAATCTTTTATCTATCTCGTTATCATCTCCTCCCCAACATACAAAATTAGGATTATATCCACCATTTTCACAGTATTCTTTTCTTTTGAAGACTACCATGCCCCCAACTCCTAAATGTTGGTCAGAAGTACATCTAACTAGAAGATTATTATCTGCATATGATAAAGGAAGATTCTTTGAAGGTAATCCATCCAATAAAACATTATATTCATAACCAGATAGTATGAATATATCATGGTAGTTATAGTTCAAATCTATTACATAACCATTATATGGAAACCCATAGTGCAAATCGGGATTTTTTTCTAACTCTTCTACACATTTTTTAATGGCAGAAGCACTAAAGATACAATCTATATCTAATTGGATGATTATATCAGTCTTAGCACTCTTTGCTGCATAGTTTAAAGCTCTTGTTTTGTGCCAAGGACCATCATTCTCCATGAACATGATAGAAGTTCTACCCTTGGGGTATCTTATGTTTGGAGGATTTAGCTCTTTGCAATGTTGTTTATCGTCTTCAACGAAGATAAACTTGGCATCAGGAAATTCGTTTGAATAATAATTCAAGATAGTTTGAAGATTCCTTAATCTATCTTGGCAATCTATTCTTAAATGTGCAAAAAAAGTTATCATTATATCAATATTATTCCAATCCCCTTTTCTGATTTAGGATGATGAAGTAATTCTATGGTTTTATGTGTCTTTTTAAGCTTTTCCCACAGAATATGAACACCACCTTCTTCTGCTTTGCCTATATCATGGAGTGCTACTATTCCTCCTGCTCTAACCAAGCCAGAATACATCTCAAAATCTTTTGTAACTGCTTCCAGCATATGATTACCATCAATGAAAAGGAAATCTAATAGCTCACCATTCAATAATTTTACTACTTCAGCCTTGGTTGTATCCAATTGTGATGCTGCTTGGATAAGATGAAGCTTATTCTTGTTTCTTTTTGTCCAAAGTCTCCATTCAGTTTGAATTGCAAACTCTTGAATAGGCACTCTTGGGTCTTGTGATCCACAAAATTCCTTAATAGGCAGATCTACACTGATTACTCTAGCACCTTCAGAACTATAATAAAGCCAATGATGAAGAGATGAACCAAAATATGATCCTATCTCTAATACGTTTTTAGCTTTTAACTCAATATACTGAGATAAAAGGGCTTCAAACTCTGATTCACACTGAGTCAGAGCTATTCTTTCGTCAATTATTTTTGTTTCTTCCATAAATCTTTTTAAGAATGGGTTTTATTTGCTCATTTGGAGTAGGAGCAATCATAGAGGGAACTGTTTTGTGTTTTTTATAAAAAATATTCAATCCATCATTAACTCTCTTCATGAATTCTTCTTCATTCTTAGCTAAAGATGTATTGGCCTTTTCGTTTTCTTGTTCCTTTATATAGTTTTCTGCTCCAGTTATGTCAGCAAAAGACCAGAACGGTGTGTAATCACCATTATTGATGATTCTTAGTGTATGTTCAACGTGTTCCCATGCATTGTAGAAATCCTCATCCATTAATCCAACGTCTTCTAATGCTGAAATATGATAATAAGCGAACATTGCAACAATGTGTTCAAACAAAGATATGGAAACATCATCATTATATCGCACAACAAGTTTAGGATTGGGTTCTCCAAGCTGAGAAGCTTCTCCACGCTTGGAAAGGTCTCCAATAATTTCAGGATTTTTCTGTACTCTATTCCAAGGACTAGCTGGACCAAAGTTAAAATGCTTTAAACCCGTAACCTTTGCTGTTTCTATGTATTTTTTAAAGATATCATTGTTTGTAATGATACAATCGTCCTCAAGAATAAAAATATGAGGACAATTCTTGCTCATGAGATGTCTTAGGGCTATATTTTTAGCCTTACCTACACCTATTCTTCCTGATGTCTTAAAAAGAGTGTATTTAGTTTTGTCAAAATCAGCAGGAACCTTACCATCATCAACAATTACGATCTCATCAACTCTATCCAAATCAATAGAGGCCAAGAGATCTTTGAGATAGTCAGGTCTATCACAGGTTATTATACCTATTCCAATTTTTTCTCTCATTTCTTTGCGTATTTCTTTTGTATTTCTTCTAATGAAGCAACCAATTGTTCTTGAGTTACACCAGCAGGTTCATTATGACCGGGGATATACTTGTGTTGGTGTGCAAAATATCCATATGAAAGACCAACGCTTCTTTCTTGATCTGGAAAATCTTTAAATCCAATTTTTTTAATATCTTTTTTGGTAGTTTTTAAACCTGATCCAATATTGGGATGGAAATGTTCAGGAGGATAAACACCTTTCTTTCTAAGTTTCAATACATAATCAAGAACATCAAGATCCTTTGTATTGAAATATCTTTCTTCAAAATATCCTACATTCTTTACTATTCCACTTATGAGGAATATGAATTCACTGTTAAGTTCTGGTGAAGCATATAAAGTTACACCAGCTTCATCGTCTTCCAGTGGAACGTTATTCTTTCCTTCACCCAAAAGCATCCAAGTACCAAAGGTTTCAGCGATTTTAATTGTATTATCGAACAGGTTTTGATCCTCAACTGTTTGATTTGAATTCAAAAGGAAATAATACTTGTAATCATTGATCCTAAACTGTGAAATTAACCAATTTCTAAGAGTAGCAAAAGGAACATCACCGTATTGTCTGTATTTTTCGGTAACATTGCCATCCAAATCCAATACAGGATGTTCTTGGAAGCCTTTTGGTTTTTTGTTTTTGGTAGCAGATACTATGAAAACATTATTTTTGTATTGATCAGGAATGGAAGAATAACAATTCTCCAAATCTTCTTGATCATAAACGTCTAGTATGCCTATTGCGATTTCAGTATTCATATGGAAGTTCTTTATAGATTGAATTAAGATAATTAATGACCTCTTCCTTGTGGTCAATATCCATTGTGTTGACGAAATCTTCTATATTCTTCTCTATATCAACAACATTATAGTCTATATTGCCTGAATTGTTTAGACTATCGGAATCTATTTGTTTATACTCTGTTCTAAAATATGTTGGATTGAATGTCTGTAACTTTGTTGAGAGGGCTAAAACCTTTTCATGATCGATTTCATCATCAATAACAAGAGAAACCATGTTTTTTGATAAATTGTTCTTTAAGAATTCAGCATCTTGAGTCTTATCTTTAAGTTTACTTAAATAAACTTTAATATGTTTTGGTGATATGGTATTTTCAATGAATTTCAAATCATTAGATTCGATATTATAGGTATATATCCCTCTAACTTGATCAACATCACCAAAATTCTGTTGATATGGGCTACCTACATAAACAATTCTACCCTTTTTGTAGTTTCTATCATCTCTAGTATGGAAATGACCAGAGAAAACCAAAGGAGATTTGTCTAATAAGCTGGCAGAATCTAATCCATGATCACAAACTTTATAAGTGTTCATCTTGAATGTTTGAATTTCAAAATGCCCAAAGCATATATCAGCTTTTGGGATGTTTTCTACATCAACTCCCCAAGGTATTAATGACAATTTCTTTCCTTTTGCTTCGATAACAATGGGATCTTTGTCCACAACGACAATATTATTCCAACCTTTGAATAAAGATATGGAATTGATGTCTGATCGATCCTTATAGTAGCAATCATGATTGCCAGCAGATATAAAAATTCTAAAATCCTTTAGGTTATCAAAGAATTCTTTAGCAACAGACAGGGTGTTTACTGATATTTCACTTCTGTTGTGGAATATATCACCGGGAATTATAATATCATTGATACCTAAATCCGTATATGTGTCTCTAACCCATTTAGAGAAGTCCAAAACGATCTTATGCCATGAAGAACTGTCTTGTCCTAGTCCAATATGTATGTCAGAGAATATACCTATCTCTTTGCCTTTGATAACGTAACTCATTCGTTCTTTCTATAACCTTTGGTTTTGTTATTCTTCATCAAATTGTTATAATTTTCAGAAAACATCATATACTCTCTTTGATACTTTTCATGTGTCTCGTGAATATGCTTCTCTTTTTTGATTCTGTTTCTAAAAGCATTAAACGCAATGCGTGTAAAATAAGAAAATGGATTAGTTCCCTTGTCATGGCTATACTTTTTTGACATAAGAGCCTTGAACATTCTAATAATCCCATCACCTACCATCTCTTCTCTATATGAATAGTTAATAAAGTTAGAAGCAAAACTTAATTTATGAGCAATCTTGCTAACCATTTCTGCTAGTTCATTAGAAAGTACACCTGTTTTATAATAATTTAAAATCTGTTCATCAAAATCCTTTGGATCTACATAATATTCTTTAGTAGCAGGATCTGGTTTCTTTCCTCTTTTTGGTTTTTCGTCTTTTTTAACTTCTGGCTTAACTACTTTCTTTATTGGTTCATCTTCTTCAAAGTCTTCATCAGTCTCATCTAAAAATTCTTCATCATGTTCGATTGAATCTTTGTCTTCAACATCAAGACATAAAGCCTCAATCTCTTCTTCAGAGTAAACAATATCATCTTCTGATGATATTTTATGTTTACGATATTTCTTTTTCTGTATGCTCATAATTTTCTAAATTGTAAAGTTTTTTTCTTTCTGTAAGATGTATTCTACCATACTTTGTATTGTCTGCAACATCGAATATATTAGCCATCGTTTTGGTAGGATGTAATCTAAGTGCTCTACCTATGGATTGCATGATTTTGATCTTAGCTTTTCCAGCAGAAGCAAATATTATGTTGTGTAAATTAGGAATATTAATTCCTGTACTGAAAATTTTTGATATAGCTATGACAATAACATCATTTCTTTCGTTCATAAAGGAACGAATAGTTTCTCTATCTTCTATTTCGGTAGAACCTCTTATGAAATATAATGGTCTATTCTTATCACATATAGCTTTTAAGGTTTTTTCTATAATTTCTCCATGACTGATTCTATCAACCATGATTAGTGTATTGTTAGTTAGCTTATTTGCTAGTTTACAAATTATTTCATTTCTTCTTTGATTGTTTATGAGAAATTCTAATTCATTTTCATATGCAGCAGTTGGTTTTTGCCCCTGAGAACTGGCTGGTTTAGTTTTATGAATAATATTAAGGATAGTAATCTTAAAATTAGATATATATGATTGATTCTTAAGAGTAAGAGTCTTCTGTTCAAAAGTGATTGGACCAAGTTTACCAATAATATTCCACTGATCTATCTTTGAAGTGGGCATAGTGCCAGTAAAACCGAATCTATATGGTGTTTGTATGAACTTTAACACCTTATTGATCTCATTTCCTTTTCTTAAATTGTGACATTCATCAACAAGAAGTATCTTTACATCACTAAGAACAGAAAGATCGGTCTTATCACTCATCAAAAACTGAGTTCCTGCCACAATTATCTTTGCATTGGGGTCTAATTTATTACCACCAGACCATTTACACACATTTTTTAATCCATATGAAAGGAAATCATTGGCAGTCTGTTCTACAAGTTGTATGGAAGGCACAGTAACAAGAACTAAAGCATCTTCTTCCTTTATATTCTTTCTCAAACTTTCGATTAAACCAGCACAGATTAGAGTTTTTCCACCTGCTGTTGGAATAACACTAACTCCACGACCTTGTTTGATCGCTGCAATGATAGTTTTTTCCTGATAGTCACGAAAATTTAATTTAAGTTCAGCAATATTAGGATTTTCAAATCCACTAGTATAAAGTTTTTTTAAATCTTCTGAAACTTTATATTCATAATGATACTTTTCTAATATCTTTATAATTTCACCAAGCAAACCAACATCGAATCTTCCTTTTGGTGGGAAAGCATATAGTCTACTCGACATATATGGTACATTTTTTCTATATGCGGGATTGGCAATAGAAAATTCTTCCCTAATCAGATTTAAAGTATCTGAATCGGTTAATATCTGACCTTGGTCTTTTGATAAAATTAATTCAACCATTAGCTCATCTCCATCTTATTGATCTCAACTATGTTCTTAAGATCAAAAGACATGTCTTTAAAGATTTTTTCAACCTTTTCCAAATATAAAATTACTACTTCTTTGTCTTCAATTTCTTCTTGAAGCTTTATCATAGGATCTGAACAATCAATTTTCTTATCAATTGTTGATTTAGGAATACCCGGTGGGATTCCATTCTTTTTAAATTCTTCCAAAACTGATTCTCTTAAAGATTTCTTTTTTCTATTTAATGCATTTAGTTCTCTTTTAGCATCAATAAGTCTAGCTACCCACTTATGTTTAATAGAAGGAAGCATCATTTGCTTATCAAGAAGATTCAATTCATCTACCTTTACATCATTTACTATTTCTTCTTTGAATTTATCAAGAATATCCATAAGTAGTTATTATAATAACATATGTACAATAAATTTCAAGCATTAGTTAATACTATTTTAGAGAATATGAATGTTGCTGGTGCTGGTGGTGCATTTGGTACTCCACAACAAGCAATCTATAGCCCAGCTAACCCTGTAAGTGGAGACACATATGCTCCAAACGATGGTAGAAACATTTTTGGTGCAGCATTACCAGCTAAAGGTAAAAAAAGAAATAAAAAGATCGGCAAAAAGATCGGCAAAAAGAAAGTTAAACCTTTAGTTATTAGAAGAACTTTACAAAGAAACGCCCTTTAATGGATTTTGGACATTGGACATTAACAGAAGGGGTTGTTATAACTGATGAGACTTTTGGTTTCATCTATGAAATAACCAATACTGTAACTAATAAAAAATATATCGGCAAAAAACAGTGCCAATCTCGTATTAAAAGAAAGCCACTTAAAGGTAAAACAAGAAATCGTATCGATTATAAAGAATCTGATTGGAAATCGTATACAAGTTCGTCAAAAGAACTTAATGAAGAGATTGAAAAATACGGAAAAGACAAGTTTATATTCAAAATATTAAGAACTTGTGATTCCAAATGGGCATTGGCATATTTTGAAATCAAAGAACAGATCGATAAAGATGTTTTATTCAAAGAAGAATACCATAATGGTATTATCAATTGTAGAATAGGTAAAGCACCCAAGGCAGAACTAGAAAAATATCACCAACGTAGCTAAATATATCTAATGGCTGACTCAAATTGTATTTATTGTGGATCTCAATCTTATGGAAGACCTTGCACGTTCTCTCCTACCAATACCCATGTGCATATGGATCTCCCTCAAAAGTGCATTTACTGTGGTTCTCAACAACTCGGATCAGGTTGTGTATGGAATCCTTATGGTAATCAACATGTCAGAGGTCCAGAATTCTTAAACAGATCAGCAGTTCAAACTGAAAAGGCATCTCTTTTAACTTATTTTTTCAATATAGCCAGTAAAACACTTGAAGAAGGTTCTACCTACTCATCACCTCTGGATAGACTCTATAAAAGAATGTCAGGGATGATAGCTTCTGTTACAGAACCTCTTTTGGAGGCTTTTTGCTTACAAAATACACCCAATTATGGGAATCTTTCAAAGAAAGAACTAATTTCAACAATAGATTTTAGAAAAAAATTTGAGAAGAATATATCTGATCTTTCCAAGACAATAGACGAAGCTGCACATCATTTGCCACAAGAAATAGTTGAAAAAACTCTTTTAGATGCTATAATGAATCTTGATGTCCGAAAAAACAAAGATTAAAGATTTTTTAGTCTATTATATTTCTGAAAGAATAATAATATTCCCAATATACCAGTATCTTCCTATTCTTGCTGATACTATTATAAAGGATTTAGAGGATTGGGATCTCACCAAAGATGGTAAGCTTATCTCTTATAGGGAAAAATATTTCAAATATTTTTTAGAAAAAGAACTTGACAAAATTTTAGAAACGATTAAACTATTATTTAAGGATTTAAAGGTTAAGATTTATACTATTCATAAAGATTCTGAATTACCAGAATACTATTCTCAATATTTTGAATATCCTAATAAGTTTAGTAATATTGTGAATAAAATAATAAAAAAGAAAACGAAATATTTCAGAGAAATCAAAAACGAAGAACTCTTTACCAATACAGAAGGAGTTTACAAAACAATAAAAGTAGGTGTTCCAACAGGAGATGATTTGGAATTTTTTCATAATAATATATAATAGAAGATAAATAATCAAACAAATGAGCAAGTTTTTAAAAGTAATAAACAATTTCCTAACCGAACAAGATGAAGAGAATGCATCAGAACTTCCTCCAATTGTTGGTAATGATGTAGAACCTACACAAGTAGATAATCAAGTACCATCAAATCTTCCACAACCAAAAGATGTTGCTCTTGATGTTGTAAAGTACAAAACACTTTTAAAGGCTTTAAGAGAAGCTTTATATGCTGCATCAGGTTCTAACCTTGAAAAGCAAAGAGAAATTTCTAATATTGATGTTGATACTGACGATTTAGAAAAACTTAAACAGGTTGAGGATCAATTAATGGCGATTCTTGACCAATCAGAGTCAGTTCCTGAAACACAAGAATAATATCATTTGATTTTGTCTCAGATGTTGATAAAATATAATCAACGTCATGAAAACATATTCAATAGATAATCTAACAGAAGATCAATATAGATTGATTACAGAATCACTCTTATTTTCTGCCTCAACTTCAGTGAATGCAAAATGGTATTCAGAAGAAACTGAATTGTTATATGATACTGCTCTTAGTTTAAGAGCCAAACATCCAGAGATTTTAACTAAAAATATTCATATCATAGAAGAAGAAGAGTATTATGATGAATATGCAGGAAATATAATAAACTATTTCCCTGAAATATTAGAAACTGTACCAAACATATGAAAATAGCTATATCAGGAACCCATTGCATGGGTAAAACAACATATATTGAAGATTTCTTAAAGAAATGGCCTAACTATAAATCACCAGAGAAGTCTTATAGGGATTACATTGTAGAAAAGAATCTACCACACTCTAAGGATGCAACTGAAGAAAGTCAAAAACTTATATTGGATGCATTAGTTGATCAATCACAGGCATATTCTAAAGACGAGAATGTGATCTTTGATCGTTGTGTTCTGGATAACCTTGCATACTCTTCTTGGTTGTTCTTAAATGGTAAGATTTCAGAAAAGTTCTTAGATGAATCAAGAATCATCATCAGAGAATCACTTAAACTTTTCGATATCATTTTCTATTTCCCTATTACTAAATTTTCAAAAGTAGAAATGGAAGATGATAATTTCAGAAATACCGATCCTGTCTTTCGTGAAGAGATTGATAACATCTTTAGTACATTTGTACAATCATATCGCCAGCAAGATGGTAGAGTTTTTCCAGCAGATGACACACCACCTATCATAGAAATCTTTGGAAACAGAGAAGAACGTATTGCTATGACCAGTTTCTACATCACAGAAGAGGGTGCAGCATATGGAGAGGAACAAAGTCTTCTTACTGATATAGATGGAAATATGTTAAATAGTGATTCTTTCAAAGATAAATAAGTATTAAGAATATGAATTTTAATACTTTGGTTGAGAGTTACCTAACAAGCATAGAAGAAGGAAGAAAACTAAAATCTGATAAGTTCTCTAATTTTGAGATTGATACTCAAAAATTAAATGAAATGTTGGACAATGGTAGTTTTGATGTTTTTCTTACAGCATGGGCTGATCATGCAAAGTATGGTAATGTTTCAGTCGAACAGATTAAAGATTCTATTAGAAAAGTTTCTTCAGAAGTTGAAGAATATGGTATCGACACATATGCTGATCTCAAATCAACAGTAGAACGTGTTACAGATTCTGTTTATGAAGACAAGGGAATGGGAAGAAAGACTCTTGTTGATAGATTAACAAAGGCTATCATTAATCTTATTTTCCATAAAGAATATAATCTTGTAAACTTGGATGTAGTATCACAATCAAGACCAGAACCAGAAGATGAAATGACAGGTTTATCAGAAGTTGAAAATGCTGTTGTTGAGTATATCGACCATTCAGAAGAACCAGTAACCCTTGATATTCTTAATAAGCACTTCTCAGGTGCTAATACCATTATAGATAGCCTTGTTGAGAAGAAGATTGTTTCTGTAAATCCTGATGGTGTTATAACATTAGTAGGAAACTTAAGTGGTTTAGAAGATTTGGACAATGATACAGAAAATCCTTTAAATGCTGATGAAGATGTTCGTGATACATTTAGTAGAACTTTCAGATCTTCAGGTCAGGCAGAAGATGAATATGGTTCATCTATGGGTGATATCTTCAACAATCCAGAAAGCATGGGTGGCTGGAATAAGAGACGTTACTGGGGAAGACATAATCCAGAAGATTAATTGACAATATAGAAACTCTGGAATATAATTCTGGAGTGAATCAAATTCCTTCAAATTATCTATTGGAGAAGTTTTATACCTATGCAGGTGGTCCTGCATATAATAAATTCACAAAGGTATATCATGGATCTTGTCCAATATGCAGGGAAGGTAAGAGTTGGTTAAAGAAAAAACGTTTATTTTTCTATCCTACTACAAACAGTTTTTTCTGTTTTAATTGTTCCAAGTCTTGGAATGCATATAGTTGGTTATACCAAGTAACAGGGATGACGAAGGAGGATGTACAAGCAGAGATACAATCAGGTGATTGTTCTCGTGACATTTCTAATGAAATTTTAAATAAACCTTTTACAAAAAAGATTCTATCGTCTCTTCCATATGATTCCATAAACATAATGGATGAAAGACAAAGAGTGTTTTATGGGGCTAATCAATACTTTCAAGCTGCTGTTGAATATATTAAAGAAAGAAAATTAAATACAGCAATAAACAGAAGTCCAGCTTATTATATTAGTTTGAAAGACAACTTCCATAAGAACAGACTTTGTATACCATACTATGATACAGATAATAAGATAGTTTTTTATCAGACTAGAGCACTTGATGGTAGTGAACCTAGGTATTTAAACAAGATAGGATATGATAAGACTGTTTTTGGTATAGAAAGAGTTGATCCAAATATAGATTATCTGTTTTTGTTCGAAGGTGCATTGGATGCAATGATGGTTAAGAATGGTTTAGCAGTAGCTGGTTTGACTTTAACCGAATCTCAAGAAAGACAACTTGCAAATTTCCCCTTCCATCAAAAAATATGGGTAACTGATAATCCAAGATTAGACGAAGCAGCAAAGCAAAATCTTATAAAACTAGTACAATCCAATCAAAAAGTATTCAAATGGCCTCAGAAGCCCTATAAAGACTTTAATGAGTGGGCAGTGAAAGAAGATCTCAATGAGATCGATTATAATATTATTGTAGACTCAACTTACTGAAGTTGTTCAGAATCACGGAGCTTTTTAGGAGCCATGATAATGAAGGAGTTAAGAACTTCTTTCAGCTTTTCGATTTCACCAGCAATACGAGTGATTGAATCTGAAGCTTTACGAGTTACACCACGGAGAAGACTACCGGGCTTATCATTATCAGCAAGAATTTTATGGAGAGACTCTGTACTTGGATTGTTTAAGAATTCTGCAAACTGATCAAGTTTACCTGACCATTCTTTAATTTGCTTGATACTTTCTGTAGAAACATTAGGATCAATACCTTCAACGTCAAAAGCATCTTTATTAGTTTCCTTTTCTAAAGAATTATCAAAATCACCCTTTGTTCTTTCTGGTGTGAAATCTTTTGGAGAAACTTGCTCCTCGCCAGACATAGGAACGTCATTTTCTGTTGGTTCTTCTGGCAATTCTTCTGTAGGAATTTCATCCCCTTCGGCTTCCTTTAAAAGGTGTGCATAGAAGCTACGGGCAAAAGGAATGTCAGCTTCGGTTAGGTTATTGTTGTTAATGATGTTTTCTACTGAGTTTTTCATAAGTTTTACTTTTGATGGTGCTGTTGTTGCAGATGTTTTTTTTCCTGATTGTAAAGTTTCTTTGACACCTTCTAACCATCTACGCATTGGATGCTCTGCTCTTTCTCCAGCATGGATAGTTCTACGAGGAATGTCTTTATTCTCTGGAGTCACAATTATCTTACCACTTCTTTCCTCAATTTTGCAATTTCCGTATTCTGGAGTCTGTGCAAGTTTGAGCAATTCTTTTAATTCTTTAGTTACGCCATGTTTTTTAGCTTCATTTAAAGAAGTATGGTTGCTTTTTGTGGTATCCATGAGTATAATATATTTATATTTACTCTAACAATATACAATTATGAATTATAAGTTTATTATCGCAACCCCATTATCAAAAGTAGATTTTCAAGAAAAAGCTGCTATAGCCATCACATTAGACAAGTTAAATTGTGATTATGAAGTTCTTTATGAAAATAAAGAAGGTTTGACCAAAGTTTATAACAAATTTATCACAGATGATAATAAGGATAAAAAGTTAATTTTTGTCCATGATGATGTGATTATTGAAGATTTGTTTATCTTTGAAAAGCTCGATCTTGCTTTTGAAAAGTTTGATGTTGTTGGCCTTGCAGGTGCTACTAAGTGTGATTTAAATTCACAAGTAATGGCATGGCATTTGATGGCTCCTAGAGAGTCATTTGTAGGTGAAGTTGCTCATAGTAAGAATGGAATCAATTGGACTACAGTTTTTGGACAAACTCCAGCAAGAGCACTTGTTGTTGATGGTCTTTTTATTGCTGTAAATGTTAATAGACTACTCGAAACAGGAACACGTTTTGATGAGGATTTTGATTTCCATCATTATGATATTTCTTTCTGCTTGCAAGCAAATAAGAACAAGCTTAAGATTGGTGTCTATCCAATCAGAGTAGTTCATTTTGGACTTGGTGATAGCATGAACTCTCCTGAGTGGGCAGAAAATGCAAAGAAATTTAAGGAGAAATATACAAAGATTCTATTAAACTAATGGTAAAGAAAAATTATACCAGTGATTTATTTTCATATCTAGATTGGATTCTTAAAAAGAATCGAAAGGATTTGGATCATGAGAATTTACCATATCCTTTTATTGTAAATCGTTGGTTATCGATGTCAGATCCAACGATAGCAGAGATAGTAAATGCTACAACAAATCGTTGGATTATGGTCGATGGTATTGCAAAAGATAGTTTGTCCGTTGCAAAGTTTATGAGGACTATTTTGCCTAAATTCATGAAGAGAGTGACATATATAAAGAAACCTGTAAACGAAAAAGAAAGTACGGATTATTCTTTTTTTGCACAATCTTCTGAACTTTCAAAGAGAGAAATAGAATTTTACGAAAAAACACTTGCAGAATTAAACATAAAAGTTAAATAAAATATATGTTACAAAGACCCGAACAAGAAGATATAGTTGGTGGATTAGTACAAATCGATAACTATAAAGGAAGTCATTTTGAACTTGATGGATGGGAACTTACAAATGTTCTAGATGACATCCTTATGGTTCAATATTCAGATATTAATGAAGATGGTGATATGGTTAAGAGAGGTAGTATGTGGGTTCCTATCAATGCAGTGAACCATGTTTGGAGAGTAGGTAGAGTTTTACTTGCTGGACCAAATTGCAAAACTGTAAAAGAAGGAGATCACATTGTATTCCCAAATGATCGTGGAATACAAGTATCAAACCTTAATGGCTTAAAACATATCGTATTCTTGAATGAACAAAGAATCTTTGGTGTCTGTAAAATTAAGGCAGCAGAAGTTCCTAAAAAGAAGTCAAAAGGTATTAAGTGAAATTAAGCGTAGGTGGACTTTATAATCTTTGTCAGCAAAACGTTATAGAAGTTAAATTTACTCGCAGATTACAAAATGTGGGTAAAGGAACAATTCGAAGAATGTATGCTACTCTGGATTCAGATCTTCTGAATTCTAAGGAAGGTTATGAGGTTTTAAGATTCAAACCACCTACACAATCTCCTGCATATAATGCAGCACAAAAGGGTTTAGTTACGGTTTGGGATATTCTTTTTCAAGATTGGAGAAATATTCCAGCAGATTCTGCAACTGTCGTAACAGTCACACCAACTAGACCTTTGGAAGATTTTTGGAAATATTTCAATTCTACCATTAGACACATGACCGATACCGATAAGGCAAACTTCATGAACTCATGAATATTACAAAAACTCCATTAGAAGAAGCCTGTAAATTTCTCTTACAAAGAACTGTTACTATGGAAATAGCAAACAAGACTTTTAAAGAAGGAAAACTCTTGCTTTTTTACCAAAAGAATTTTTATTTGACTTTTATCATGGATACTGATAAAAAGAATAAAGAAAAAATAGAAATACCAATACCTTATGGTATAGAAATCCATGAAGAAGATGATTTAGTGTATTTTGATTATAGGTTAAAAACACTTTCAAAACATGCTCCAGAAGTGGAAAATTATCTAAAAGTATATTCTTCTAAAAAGAATTCAAATAAATTTTGGAACACAATATTAACAATCGATGCAAAACTCAAACAAAAAAATACTGATCTTTAGTGTATTTTCTGGAACTTTTTATGAAGTTCTTAAAGATGATTTCAAGCTTTTAGATGTTGGTCAATTACCTTTGGTAAAAAAACCAAACTCAAAGTGTAGTAAATGTTTCGGTAGAGGTCACTTGGGAAGAGATACACAGACTTATGGATATAGTATCTGTAATTGCTTGCGTAAGGTCATCGACCATGATATGATTAAGCATGTCGAAAATCTTACCATTGGTTGATTATCTAAATACTTTCCCTCCTGATTCGGAAGCCAGACCACAACAAAAAATAGCCCTCGAAAAGATTGCACAAATTTTCTCAAGCGGTAAAAAGTTTGCTCTTGCCTGTCTTCCTACAGGTTCGGGTAAATCTCATATAGCTGCTGCTGTTGCTCGTTCTGCAACTCCGATTGATTCTCATAGAAAGTCATTAGTTGATTCTTATTCTATATATAAGAAAGATCGTGAAGGAAATTATCAATATGAAGATGACTTTCTTGAAGCTGAATCTTTTGGTAGTTATATACTAACAGTTAGTAAATCTCTTCAAGATCAGTATAAGGAACTATTTCCTGATATTGTGCTGGCAAAAGGTAAAAGCAATTATGCTTGTGATATAGATCCTAATGTCAGTGTGGATTTTGCTCCTTGTCTTCATACAAATAAGATAAAGGAAAAATGCTTTGCAGCAAATAGGTGTCCTTATTATAAGGCAAGAAATGAAGCTATTGTTTCTTTAGAATCTATTTTGAATTATCGTTCTTTTATTGCTCTTCCTTCTTTCTTGAGAAAGCGAGAGATTTATATTTGTGATGAAGCAGGAGATCTTGAGAATGAGCTTGTAGCTCATTACTCTATTACCATTCAATATTCACAGCTTCAATCAGAGAACATTGATTTTAAGAAGCTTCTTACTGATGATTCTGTTCAAGCTGGTCGTTGGTTGAATGATGTTTATTTGAAGCTTAATAAGGAACTTGAAAGCACCAAGGATAGATTATCCGCTATAGCAAAGAAAGAAACCCATGAGGTAATAAAGACTAAGGAAATGCAAAGATTAGGAAAACTCACTGGGTTGGTTAATTCTTTGTCTGATGTTATTTCTTATTGGGATGAGTGTGAATATTTAGTGGAAGTTAGAGATGCAGAAAAGGTTACTTTTGTTCCTTATGATATTAAACCATTAGCTAAAAAAATATTTGATGGTGCTGATATGGTATTAATGATGTCAGCAACTATAACTGACCATGAAGAGTTTACAAAAAGTCTTGGTATTTCTAAACCACAATATGAATATGTTGAAATAGGTTCTAGCTTTGATCCAAAGAAATCTCCAATAAAATATTCAAAAGCTATTAGTCTTTCACATAAGACTATGGATAGGGATCTTCCTAAAGTTTTAGATATGGTTGTACAGATTTGTAATTCACATAAAGGTGAAAAGGGTATAATTCATACTCATACAAACAAGATTACAGAAGCTCTTAAAAGAAAGATTGGTAATGATGACAGATTTCTTTTTAGACAATTGGGTGTTACCAATGAGGATATTCTAGAAGAACATAAGAATAGAAAAGACGATACTATTTTGATTAGTCCTTCTCTTGATACAGGTATCAGTTTGGATGGTGATCTTGGTAGGTTTCAGATTATCATAAAAGCACCATTCCTCCCTCTTGGGTCAAAGAGAATCAAGAAAATCTTTGATAAGAACCCAAAGTACTACATAATGAAGATGTTAGATACATTTGTTCAAATGTGTGGAAGATGCACAAGATCGGTTGAAGATCATTCAACTACCTATGTTTTGGATGGTGTTATATTCAAGAATATAGTTGATAACCACAATAAACTACCTAAACATTTTATAGAACGCTTTATATGAAGTAAATATTAAAGGTGAAGAATTATACCTTTAATTTTGAAGTACAGACCCTTCTTGAACAATTTGTAGCAGCATTTAATGATATTGTTGTCAAAAGATACGATAACACTAAAACATTAACTCCACCTACAAGTGGTAATAAGATTCATTTTGTCTATTCTCCAAAACAAAGAGTATATGATGCTTTAACTAATCCAGCCCCCGGAGGTATAACTGTTCCAGCAGTTGCTGTTACTATTACTAGTATCAGTAGAGATCCACAAAGAGTCTCTAACAAATTAGAGGGATTTACTGTTCCCAATGATGATCCTAATAATCCAGAATACATAAAAAGAATTTTACAACCTGTACCTGTTAACATTGGAGTTAACATGTCAATAATAACTAAATTCCAATCTGATATGGATCAGATAATATCAAATTTCGTTCCTTATTGTGATCCTTATATAATAATTTCTTGGAAGCTTCCATTCAATAAGGGATTTGAATTGAGAAATGAAGTTCTTTGGAGTGGTCAGATAGCTCTTACATATCCCAACGAATTAGCTGGCAATCAACCTTATAGATTAACGGCAGATACAACTTTTACCATAAAGGGATGGTTGTTTAAATCTAATACAGATGCTTATGGTAAGATCTATAAGATAGATGAAAGCTTTTTTGCTTCTGATAATCCTGCTAGAGATGCAAGTCTTCTTATAGAATTATAATATATGGAACTTTTAACTATATTTGCAAAACCAAGTGCAACAAATGCTAAACCTTATCAGTTTACAGCATTCGATGGTACTGCTTTAAGAAATTATACATTAACCATATATGGTAAAAGTTTTTTATCTTTAAGAAATGTATATCTATCTGCTTCAGATGTAAATTCATATAATGGATTAGATTATTCATATTATGATCCTTTTGCTAATACAAATTTAGAACAAGACAATCCGGGATTTACTGCTACAGTGGTTCCAAATTTTACTGTTACAGGAAACACACAAATATCATTTGATATACCAAATGAATTTTTTGATTATGTGTTTGATGATATTAATCAGCCATATAGTCTTTATTTGGATGTTATAGTAGAAAATGAAGCAGGATATGGTCTTCTCTCTAGAGATAGTTTTTCTTATTCTATTTCTTCTTGGAGTGGTTTTATTCAATCACAAAAACCATGTATAAATGGAATTAATATAGTAACTCCTACAGAATTACCAGTTCCACCTATCCCTACCCCAACACCGACCCCAACACCGACCCCAACACCTACCCCTACTCCTACACCAACTCCAACTCCTACTCCGACACCGACCCCAACACCAACTCCGACCCCAACACCAACTCCGACCCCAACACCAACTCCGACCCCGACCCCTACACCTACACCCACACCAACCCCTACACCTACACCTACTCCTACACCGACACCTACTCCAACTCCTACACCAACCCCTACACCAACCCCTACACCTACACCTACTCCTACACCGACACCTACTCCAACTCCTACACCAACTCCGACCCCAACACCAACCCCTACACCAACCCCTACACCTACACCTACTCCTACACCAACTCCAACTCCTACTCCGACACCGACCCCAACACCAACTCCGACCCCAACACCAACTCCGACCCCGACCCCTACACCTACACCCACACCAACCCCAACACCTACCCCAACCCCTACACCCACACCTACTCCAACACCTACACCTACCCCAACACCTACTCCTACACCAACTCCTACCCCGACTCCTACACCTACACCAACTCCTACCCCGACTCCTACCCCGACTCCTACACCTACTCCAACACCGACACCTACACCTACTCCTACACCTACTCCTACACCTACTCCTACCCCGACCTCAACTCCAACTCCAACTCCTACACCAACCCCTACACCTACTCCTACCCCAACACCTACACCAGTTGTTCCAAACTTGTTTAATGGTGTGGTTGGATATTGGAAATTGGATGAAGCAAACGGTACTAGATTTGATGCCACACAGAATGGAAACAATCTGTTAGACACCAACAATAATGTATTGTCTTCATCTGGAAAAATAAAAGCTGGTGCATTGTTTAATCACAACTATCTGATAATGACAGGATCAACACCAAATCTATTAACAGGAACAATGGATTATTGGAAATTAAATGAGGCAAATGGTACTAGATTCAATTCTGTAACAGCAATAAATCTTTTTGATACCACTAATAGCGTGATTTCTGGAATCGGTGTGATAAATAATGGAGCAGTATTTAACCATAACTGGTTACAAACATAATATGAATATAGTACCTTTATCTGGAGATTTTAGTTTTTCTTTGTGGTTTAATGCTAGTGCATTTTTAACCAATATTAGTGAATTTATAACAAATCCTAACCAAGGACTTAGTGGCATTTCGATTGGTCTTTCTGGAAATGGCAATTCTTTAGTTTTAGGATCTCCTACAGTTTTTATACAAAATCTAGCAAATTATTCATTCCAAACAAACCAATGGAATCATATTGTAATTTCTAGACAATCTGGTGCTGTAAATTCTTGGATCAATGGTGTAAATCAAGGAACATCATTTAATACATCATATGATTTCAGTGGTCCTTTAGCAATTGCATGGAATGGAGATACTGTAAATGATAAATCATTCATTGGTACTTTGGACGAAATTGGTATTTGGAATAGAGCACTTATAAATTCCGAAGTTGGCGAATTGTATAATAGAGGTTTTGGACTCACATATCCATTTATTATCCCTTCACCATCAGGATGTACTGATAATACATGTTTAAACTATAATCCATATGCAATATATGATGATGGAAGTTGTATATATCCAGCATATCCGAGTTCACCTACATTAATACCAGTTAACTTTTTCCAACCTATTAGTACATTAGCAGTCAGTGTTGGAACAAACACATTATATCCATCATTTAGTGCTGGATATCAGGATTATTGTATACAAACAACTGTAAATGAGGGTGTTTCGAGTATTCCATACACAGCAGTAATCAATGGCAATACATTAACAGGAGCAATTAGTTCCAACCAAGCATTGCAGATTTTTGATGGAACAACTGCTTATTATGTTCGTTTTTTACCAAAGACTGTTTGGTTCTCTACAGCAATACCACTTCCAACAACTATATATGGACCAGCAAGTGGTTATGTAGATGGATATTATCTCACTACAAATGGAACATTCTATGCAGTTTATAACAAATATGGCGTACCAGTTTGGTATACAACATATCAACCATCTGTACAGAGTTTAGAACCCGGACGTTATGCTAATCGTTTAGTAACAAATGGAACTAATCATTATTGTATGCAATTAAACGGAACTGCTATATCAGCAGCAAAGTATAATATGCTTTCTGATTTTTATGGATTTAGTGGTCTTGGTATAGATGGACACGAAGCTGTAGAAATTGCAGCACCACCAAGTAGAGTGGGTAATATGTTATACTGTTCAAATGAGACAGGTATATATGTTCAGGAACAAAGTGCAAACAGAACAGTAGTTTGGGAATTTAGTGGTGCTAATTATTTTTCAAATATTGATCCAGAATATTACCACCAAAATTCATATGATGTTCATCCTATAACTGGAGATTATTTGATGAGCTTTAGACATCCATCTGCTATAATTTGTGTAGATTATGCAACAAAAAATATCAAATGGGTAATGCAAGGACAGGCTCCTGTGTCTGGATATAAAATAGCATCTATGCCAGCAATAAAACCGGGTGGACCATTAACTGCTGTTATGATTCCTGCAACAACATCAGGAGCTAAAATTTTAAACATATTCAATGAGCCTACAATAGCAGGTTATCAACAATATGGAACATGTGGTCAACATGATGCAAAATGGTGTGTCAGTGTACCTCCATTGACTGCTGGTAATGTATTGATAACTGCTCATGATAATGAAACTGGTTATGTTGCTGCTGGTAATATAGTAAATTTTCCAAATCATGGACCACAAGCTCGTGGAGTTCTTTATGAAATTGATCCAGTAAATGGAAATGCTTTCCATCGTTCTTCCATATACACTGGATCAACATTCACAGGACAGAAAGGTTCTTATAAGATTATTGCAGAAACGGATGGATCATATACCCATCAGATATATTGGAATAATTTAAATATACTGAATCCTGCTTCTACAACATCATCTATATCTGAATATAAAGGAGCACCAGATGGTCCAAAAACTTTAGTTTTTGCACAACTTTATGGTGGTGCTCCATATAGAGTAATTAAGGTTCCGCCCTCATTTTTCAGATTAGATAACCTAAGAGCCACTTGTGGTATAGTATTGAATTGATAAATATAAATTAAAATGGCTGATTTAACAAACAATTCAAGTAGAGTTCCTAATTATAGTAGGAATTTTGTGTCTCAGATTTTACAGAGACTTCCTTATATTGCAGGTGCAGTAACACCCGATATCAGTAATCCGAAGTATGAACTTTTTGATCGTTTGGCTAAGAGAAACGAACTCAAGGTCATGCAACAGTCAGTCCTTACTGGACCTTTCATGCGTAATGAATTCGGAGAATATTATAATCCCGGTTCATTTACTTCTGATCATGCTTATCATCGTTATATCTATGCCAATATTGATTCCGATAAAATAAGACGTTTGTCTGAATATCGTAGAATGGCTTCTTATGCAGAAATTTCAGATTGCTTAGATGAAATTTGTGATGAACTCATAGTTAAGGATGAAAATGGAAAAGTTATTCATCTTAATTTTTCGAGTTTTTCTGGATTAACACAAGAGGTTAAGAATGAATTATTAAAAGAATTTCATAAGTTTGTAAACATTTTTGATTTAGAAAACAAAGGTTGGGGATATGGAAGAAGACTTCTTTCAGAAGGAGAGATTTTCTTTGAAAATGTTATTCATGAAGAAAAAAGAGAATTAGGGATAATTGGTATACTTTCAATTCCCGGTGAACTTATTAATCCAATCTATGATAATGTTCAGAATAGTGTTATTGAAAACTTTGTTTTTCAAAAACCTATTGATATGACAAACAATCCTGCTGCTGCTCTTTCACAAGTTCAGAGCAATGTAAGTCCTGTAAATTCTCTTCAGCAACAGATTGTTACACTCCAAGGTAATCAGATTACCTACATCCATTCTGGAATGTGGAATGAAGATCAATCTATTCGTATTCCTTTCATTGAAAATGCTCGTAGAGCATACAAACAACTTTCTCTCTTGGAAGATTCCATTATCATTTACCGAATGGTTCGTGCTCCAGAGCGTCTGAAGTTTAAAATTGATGTTGGTAATATGCCTCCCGCAAAAGCAGAAGGATATATGAAACAACTTATGCAACAATATTGGAGCAAGCAAACTTATAATGCTGATGCTAATAGTCCGGGTGCTGGTAATATCTACAATCCACAGACAATGTTGGATTCTTATTGGTTCGCTAGAAGAAATGGTGAAGTAGGATCAGATGTCGAAATGATGAATGGTGGTCAAAATCTTGGAAAACTTGATGACCTCATGTACTTTGTTAATAAACTTTATAAGAGTCTTAAGGTTCCTGAAACAAGACTCAATCCTAATGAACCATTTAAAGATGGTACAGAAATGTTAAGACAAGAACTTAGATTTGCTAAATTCATTTGCAGAGTTCAACAACAAATTGCTACAGGTCTTAAAGATTCCTTTGTAACTCATTTAAAATTAAGAGGTTGGTGGAAAGAACTTAAACTCCATGAGTCCTATATTAATCTACACTTTACACCTCCTTCTAACTTCTTTGCTCTTCGTCAGCAACAGCTTCTTGAACTTAAGCTCAAGAACTTCCAAGACATGAGTAATAATGATGGTATTTCAAACACATTTGCTCAAAGACATTATCTTGATTATTCTGATGCCAAGATTGGTGAGAATATGGAATGGAAGCGTAAAGACGCTGCTTTGAAGTGGGAACTCAGTCAAATTGAAGGTAGTGGTCCGAATTGGAGAGAACACCTAGAAGCTGCTGAAAATGCAGCTACTGAAACTGGTGCTCCAAGCGGTGGTGGCGGGGGCGGTGGAGGTGGTATTTCTGCTTCCAGTATTCCTGAATTTGGTGGAGGTGGTGGTGGATCTTCCACCCCACCAGAAGGTGAGGCTGGTGCTGCTCCAGAAGCAGGAACAGAACCCCCTGCTGGTGGCGAAGCAGCCCCTGCACCAGAAGCTGAAACAACTGCATAAGAAAGAATATATTTTGACATAAGTATATAGGTATGCCAGATAATCCTACGCCTGTATATAATTTTCCAGTTCACATCCAAGGAGACACTTGGAAAGGTCTTACTTCTGTTACATTTACCCATTTAGGTAGTGCTATAGATTTGACTAATGCAGAAGTAAGAATGCAAGTAAGGTTATCTATTGATAGCCCTTCTGTTTTGACTTTAAGCACAAGTGGCAATCAAGGCATAACCATAATGGACCCAGCTTCAGCAGGAACAATAACTATACCTACACAAGTAGTAAATATACCTGTTGGTAATTATAACTATGATTTAAAGGTTCTATATCCTAGTGGATATGTAAAAACCTATTTCACAGGATTATTTCCAGTAATTTCACACTTCACAAGATGAGCGACACAATTATTATAGTTCCAAATCCAGATAATGCTGGAGATTCTATTCAGATTGCAGAAGGTGGTGGCGGAATGGTCAATACCGTAAACGGAAGAGTAGGAGATGTTGTTTTAACCAACAATGATGTTGGATTAAGTGCAGTGAGCAATGATTCTTTTAATTCTATATTGAACAATTTAACTAATGTAGAAAGTAATTCTGGAAATTGGAATAATGCTTATTCTTTTGTTAATATATATGGAAATTCTATTTTAGAAAATGATGCTATAGTAGCAAACAAATATGAAGGTTGGGACTATGCATTTTATTTTACAACAACAAATGGTAATGATATTATAACTGTAGATAATATTGTAAAAAATGATTATCAAAATTGGAATACTGCATATTCTTATGTTATAAGCAATAGTTCTATAGAAGCAAATCAACAATTAACTACAGGTTTTGTTCTTGCAAACAGTGCAAACATCTTAGCAGTAGATACGATTGTTAATAACACTTCTGGAAATTGGAACATTGCATATTCTTATGTCATAAACAATAGTTCTATAGAAGCAAATCAACAATTAGCTACAGCTTTTATATTAGCAAATAGTGCAAATATTGTATCAGTTAATACAATCGTTAATAATACATCAGCAAATTGGAATAGTGTATATTCATATGTAAATTATATTTCCACAAATAATGCTTCTGTTAATTCTTTAGTTAATAATACATCAGCAAATTGGAATAGTGTTTATTCTTATGTTAATAATATATCAACAGGAAATGCCTCTGTTAATAGTATTGTAAATAACACTTCTGGTAATTGGAATAGTGTTTATTCTTATGTTAATAATATATCAACAGGAAATGCCTCTGTTAATAGTATTGTAAATAACACTTCTGGTAATTGGAATAGTGTTTATTCTTATGTTAATGGTGTCAGTACAATACAAGCTTCAACAAATACCTTTATTCTTAATAATAAAGATAATATTGTAGCAGTTGACACATTAGTAAATAAAACATCAGGTAATTGGAATGCTGTTTATACATATGTAAATGGAACAAGTGCTCTTGGTAATACCTTTGTAAACACTTACAGTGGAAACATTTTAGCAGTTGATACATTAGTTAACAATACATCAGCTAATTGGAACAGTGTTTACACTGATGTTAATTCAAATTCAGCATCATGGATTGGAGGAAATACTGCATATACAAATCTTGTAGCAAATAGTTCTACATATCTTCAAGCAAGAATTTCTGGAACAGATAATCAAATTACAGTTTCGAATAATCCAGATGGAAGTGCTGTTATCTCATTACCAAATACCTTAAGAACTCCCGGTGATTTAAGTGTTGGTGGTAGTTTATATGTTGCTGGAACTTCTGTTGCTTTAAACACTTCAACTCTTACAGTTTCTTCTCCAATTATATATCTTAATGAATCATTACATGGACAAGGAAATGTTTATGATATTGGTTTAGTTGGTCACTTTAATAATGGATTATATCAACATACAGGTCTTGTACGTTCTGCACTTAGTGGTGTTTGGTCTCTTTTTAGTGGGTTAACAACCGAGCCTTTAGATGGTCCAACTTTACATTACAGTGATCCAACATTTAAAATAGATACCCTTAGAGCCAATATTCTTGGTTCACTTTCTGGTACTGTTATTGGTGATATTACAGGAAGTGCTCAAACAATTGATGGAATAAGCAGAAACAGTCTTGAATCACTTTTTACATATGTAAGTCAGAATTCTGCATATGCTCTTATTGGTAATAATATTGTTCCAACACAAGGAACAAATAACACAATAGAAGGAAATTATTCTGTTATTGTAGGTGGTAATACCAATTCATTAAGCGGTAATAATAGCTTTGTATTAGGATCAAATATTAATGCAATTGGAAACAATTCTACATTTGTTAATAGTCTTTGTTCACAAGGTCTAATCACAGCAACAGGACTTGCTCTTTATAACTCAAGAGTTCAATTCTTAGAAAGACCAACAACAGCAAATGGAAATTATCTCATCCTTAGTATTAATGGAGAAGTACAGGCTATTAGATTGTTTACACCTATTATTGTTGGTGTAAATTTCATTAATTCAACAGGTGATGGTGATTGGGCAAATGTTCATAACTGGACAGACATTAATGGATACCCAGTAACATATCTTCCTGATAATCAATCAGACATAAGTCTTTACAATTCAGTAAATCAAGTTTCTGAAGGTGTTGCTGCTGCAAATACAATTAATTTTTATGATAACATTTCTTGGGGTGCTGGAGCTACTCTTGTTGTTTCCAATTCTGCATACTTCCATCAAAATTCTACATTTGCTGGAGTATTAAGCGGAGATGCAAATTTCTTAGATAGTTCCACAAATACAGGAACAATAGATGGTAATGCTTCGTTCACAGGAACTGCTATAAATTCTGGAACTGTTTACAACAATGCAACTTTCAGTCAAGGTGCTATAAATCAAAACAGTACAGGACATGTTGCTGGTAATGTAATAGTTTATTATCCTTCTCCTTATCCAATTGGTGGAAGAGTTGATGGAAGTATTTCATATCGTGGTTATTTTGCTACAAAATTTGTAGGTACAGCCAATGATGGAAATTGGAATAATTTGGCAAACTGGACAGATGATTTTGGTCTTCCTGTAGTATATCTCCCAGATGCAAATAGTAATATTGGAATATATTCTAATGTAACTAGTGTCAGTGGAAATGTTGTAACTGTAAACAATGTTACGTTCTATGATAATGCAGCTTGGGGTTCAGGACTAACATTAAATGCGACTAATGTAACATTAACACAAGAAAGTTCCAATCATGGAACTATAACAGGAAGAGCATCAAATCTTTTCAGATTATATGATTATTCTACAAATACTGGAACAATTAATTCTGACATTGAAGTTCATCACCCATCACCAAATCCAATCGGTGGAACTGTAAATGGAAACATCACATATATTGGTTATGTAACTCCTATAGTTTCTTCGCATTTAATTAATATTGAAGGTCCAAGTAATATAACAAGTATTACCGTTTCATGTAATGGAAATACTATTTTCCCAACATTTAATCCCGATACAACAGATTATGCTGTTGTTACAAATAGTGGTTCTGGTTCTGGTATTAGTTATAGTGTAACAATAAACGGAAATACCACAAGCGGTACTGCAACTGTTGATCAGGCATTACAGATTTATAATACAACCAACATTTATTATATAAGATTTATAAACAATAATGTTCCTCTTGGAAATGTTACAACATCACCACAAGCAGGATATGTTCCCGGTTTTTATGCTATCGGATATAATGATTATTATCCTGTAATATATGACCATAATGGTGTTCCTATTTGGTATTGTGGATATAACACAATCAGTGTACATAAGGGTAAAGATCGTAATAGAATATTCTTACACCAAAATGGTGGACCACAGAAAGTTTTACAACTTAGTGCAAATGCTATTCAGGCTTTTACATATGATCTTTTAAATAATGATGGATCATGGGTAGAAGGATGGGATGTACATGAAGGTCAAGAATTAACTGGTCCTTCAAATAGAACAGGAAACATTATGGGTCACGTTTATACAAATAACGGATTCTACCTACAAGAACAGGATACAACACATACTGTTCAATGGGATTGGCATTCACATGATTGCTTTAATAATACTTGGTATGATTATTATCATAACAATTCCATTGATGTGCATCCTACTACTGGGCAAATACTCATCAGTATGAGACATGTTGGGGCAGTTGCTGCTATTGATCATGACAGTAAAAACGTATTATGGGTAATAAGTGGAAGATATTATCTTAATGGTGCTGGAACCTTACAGTCTGTAGCATATGGAAGTAGAGTAGCAAGTACAAAATGGATGAATGCTACATATTCAAACATCAATAATGAACCCACATATAATGGATTTCAATATAGTGGAACAGTTGGAAACCATGATGCTAGATGGCATCCTGAAATTGCACCTATTCATAATCCAAATAACGTTGTAATATCAATATATGATGACGAATCACAACCCGGAGATGGATTTCCCGGAAATAATGCTCCTGCATGTCGTGGTGTTATCTATGAAATTGATCCTATAAACGGTGTTGCATATCACAGATCATCTGTTTTCTCACCAAATGGAACATCATCATATAGAGGTTCATATACAGTAGTTCAAGAAGATAATGGAACATGGTCACATGTCCTTGATACAGTAACTCAATATCCAAAAATTTTAGAATTCAATTCATCAAGTATAGATTCACCAAGTAAACCTCTTGTATTTGCTATGGATTTTGGAGGAATTCCTTATCGTATAGTAAAATTCAAACAATCTTTCTTTGATTTAGATGTATTAAGATCAACTGTGGGAATATCTTTCTAAATAAGTAATATATAATCAGCCATGTCATTAGAAATCCTAACACAACCAGCACAATTCAACAGTACAGTCTCTGTGTTGAGTTCTGTTCAGGTAGCTACAATAGAATTAACACACGCCAGAGCAGAAACTTTATATAATCCTGCAACAGCAACAGGTGCTTTCTTACTTTTAAGTGTAAATGGTGTTAATAAAGCTATTCAACTTTGGGATTATGTTCCACAAGTTCTTGCTATTAGATTTACAAATACATCAGGAGATGGTGATTGGTCAAATCCTCTCAATTGGACAGATGCAGAAGGTAGATCACCTGCTACAATTCTTCCTCTTGGTGATTTTAATGTTCAAATTTTTGAAAATATAACTCAAAATACAGGAAATTTTGCACAATCTCATTCTTATTCTTTTTACGACAATGCAAAGAACTTTATTACTCTTTTTGCCTTTTCTAGTTTTACTTTTTATAATAATAGTTCCAATATAGGAACTCTTCAGGGTAATGTAACCTTTTTAGATAATTCCTCAAATGCTGATTTCTTTGGAACTCTTGGGACAATTACTGGAAATGCTAATTTTTATAATAATTCAACAAATTCTGGTATAGTTCAAGGAAATGCAGATGTTTGGTATCCCGTTCCTTCACCATTAGGTGGTATTGTTCAAGGAACACTTACATATCATGGCTATCCTGTAAGATTTACAAATGCAGCAGGTGATGGAGATTGGTCTAATTTAGCAAACTGGACAGACGATATAGGTGCTCCTGTAACATATCTCCCAACATCAGGAATTGATGTTAAGATTTATGATAAAATAACTAAAGTTTCTCAAGGAGAAGCGATTGCACATAATGCAAGTTTCTTTGAAAATTCTTCATTAGAACAAATTACATTAAATGTTTCAAATTCTGCAATATTTCATGGAACTACATATAATTTTGGAAATATTAAAGGAAATGCTCTTTTCTTAGACAGTTCTACAAATGGATCATTGACTGAATATCCTTACCATACAGTATTGATGATGAATTTCGGTGGTACTAATGGATCACAAGTATTTCCCGATGCATCAATTTATAACCAGACAATAACATTTAGTGGTCAACCTTATATAAGCACAGATCATGGTTTATACAATGTCAGTACAGATTCTGGATATAGCCCTCCTTCCCTTTATCTTGATGGTTCTTCTTGGCTTAATGCAAATACAATCGCAACAACTGATATTACACTAGGAACTGATGATTTTACTGTAGAAGTTTGGGTATATCCTGTTGCTTTTGCTAGTACAAGTGGATACACTGGACTTTATTCCAATAGAATAGTAGCTGGAGGTACACCATCAACTTCATTTGATTTTGGTATTCAAAATAACAGTGGATATCTTTATTTTTATGACGCAAATACCAATTCTACAAGTTATGGTTCAATTGCAGTTGCATCAAATGTTTGGACACATCTTGCTTTAGTTAGACAAAATGGAACAATAACTTTTTATGTAAATGGTGTTGCTAATGGTGCATTTGCAAATACAAGTGATCTTGGAAATTTCCAAAATAGTTATATAGGAACAGATACTAATGGATCAACAGATACATATAACGGTTGGATAGAAGATCTTCGTGTTGTAAATGGAAAAGCTCTTTATACTGCAAATTTCTTAACACCAACAGTAATGCTTGTACCTGTTGATGGATTAGATCCTGTAATATTTGGTAATGTTGGATTTAATAATAACTCATTGAATGTTGGTAGTGTTTCTGGAAATGCAATATTCAGTAATCTTGCAGTTAATGGAGAAGTTCCTTCAACAAATGGAGAAACTGTAGATTTATTGATGCATTTTGATGGGAATTTCAATGATTCTTCAACATTCAATAGACAATTTAATACTAATGGTGCTGTTATAGCATCAAGTCAGGCAAAATTTGGATCTGGAAGTTTAAATGTTAATGGAGGCAATGGATTAACAATAGGTAGTGATCCTACTTTAGGCTTTGCAGGTGATTTTACTATAGAATGTTGGTTGTGGCTTAATAATACTGGTGGTTATCAGTGGTTTATGAATACAACACAAAACAGTGAAGATGCTTCTGGCTGGTTGTTTTATGTAGAGACTAACGGATATATTCAATTTTTATGTCATAGTGCAAATAATCCGGGTGGTTCTAGTTGGGATCTTGGATTAAACAATGGTCAAGGCGTTCCTTATACAAATCAATGGTTCCACGTTGCTGTAACTCGTCAAAATGGTAATCTTCAGATGTTCATAAATGGACAAAATACAGGAGCATCTACTTTTGGTGATACAACACAACCAATTTATTGGGGAGATACTTTCCAGATAGGAAATTATTATGGTAATTCCAATATAGCATTGGATGGTTATATTGACGAAATCCGAATTATTAATGGATATGCAGCATATACATCAAATTTTACACCTCCAACTGCTCCATTCACACTTCCACCATCACCTGTTAGTAAAACAGGTTCAGTTTTAGGTACAGCAACATTTAATGATTCAACACAAAATTTAAATGGTGTTGTATTTGATGCCGAATTTAATGGATCATCAATCAATTCTTCTGTTGTTTCAAACTCTGCAATTTTTGCTGGTACATCATTGAATGTTGGTAGTGTTTCTGGAAATGCTGTGTTTCATGATACAGCAACAAATGGTCAGTTTATTGATACCTTGCTATTGATGCATTTTGATGATTCTTATGGATCTCAGAATTTTGTTGATTCTTCAAATCATAATACATCTTTTAGTTGGAATGGTTATCCTTATATTGATAATGGTCAAAGTAAATTTGGTGGAAGTTCTATTTATTTTGATGGAAATTCTAGTGAAATATATCCTGCAAATAATGCTGGTAATAATTTTAATTTTGGAACTGGAGATTTTACGATAGAATTTTGGTTACAATTGGCAACATATAACTGTTCTAATCTGGTTATATTTGATACTAGAGATTGGTCTAATCAAAATTCTTTCTGTATATATCTACGTCCTTGTAATCCTTGGCAAATAACATTCAACACTTGGCAACAAGGGGATGTTATCGTTGGTAGTAATAATGGTATATATCCATATGATGGATGGCATCATGTTGCAGTTTCTAGACAAAACGGAACAAGCTATCTTTTTGTAGATGGAAATCTACAAGGAACATACAATGATGGAAATACATATCAATCAATACCATATAGACCAATTATAGGAAATAGTTTTGATAACCATCCTTTCCAAGGATGGATGGATGAACTTCGTATTATTAAAGGAAAAGCAATCTATACACAAAACTTTACTCCTCCTTCTGCACCATTATCAATTGCACAAGGAACTCCCGGTAATATTGCAGGAAATGCATCATTCTATGGAACATCTCAGAATGCCAGTGGTATATTATATACTGCCGATTTCCATGATTATAGCTTCAATAATAGTGATATTTATCAAGGAACATTCTATGACCAAAGTTATAACAATACCAGTGGAGAATTACTCTCTGCTTCCTTCTTGGACTCAAGTATCAACTATGGTGGTATACTAGATATAGGAACAATCCAAGCACAGTCTCATAACTATGGTTATATAAGTCATGCCAATGTATATTATCCTGCTCACTATCCATTAGAAGG